ATGTTGCACTAGGAGGTGATTGTTCCTTTGTAGTTAATTCTGTTGATTTTCTTTTATAATACTTGCCATCATTTGAATTTAGTACAATCATTCCAGCAGAATAATTTGACAAATCTGCAAATGCATATACCGGATGAGGACTATCTAACGAAACTTTTTCAATAATTAATGCACTGAAGAATTCACTTCTATTTGGTTCGCCTGTATGTACGAACAAATTATAGTTATCTTCAGGTATCTCAGTAAACCTACTATTAGATAATGAGTTGTTTTCTGTTAACAGTTTGAAGTTATTAACAAATCCACCTAATTTAGAACCTAGTTTAAATGTGTAGTCTTGCTTTTCTTCTACAATAGCAGTTGTATCAATACCGTTATGTGTATTAAAATATGTAATAATATCTTTTACTTGTGATGAATAATTATATAGAACCTCAAACGGACAACTCAACATCATTAATAGAAAGTTTGCGAATGGGTATTCACTGCTTCGTGTCCATGCTAACTCTACTGGTGAATTATCTCCGAATTCCCAGTCTTGGTCCATTATTGCAATTTCTTCTGGTGAAATATTACCACCAAAGAATAAGTCTTTTGGTTCTTTTAAGAATCCATTAGAATCAATTGGCACTGGGACAGTAAGAGAATTTTGGGATATAAAGTCATTCCAGAATACTTCTGTATAATAGTTACCATGTCCTGCATATGTTTGGTCAAACCCTGATGGCTTTTGTGAAAGTTTTAAAACTCTCCAAGGCTCAATCATTGGTTTATCAGTACCATAAATGTAGATTAACAATCCTCTCCAATGGCCACTTGCATCTTCGTTTTTTACACGATAGTTCCACGTTTTCCAATCAGTTGCATCATATATATCATTATATAAATTATCAATGTTGTTTCTTATCATCCATTTCTTAAAGAAAGGATATAACATATATTTCTTTTCCGCATTGGAATATTCACTTTGTACATCATATAATCCATAGTTCATACTATCAATATTAGTACTATGTGTGTCTAATCTATTATATATTAATGTTTCAAACATCAACATAACTTTATCTATTCTGCCATTAAATTTTACAACACCCGTACCAGTTCCAACTCCTGTCGCAGTGAATATAGTACCAACGTTGCTGTCTGTGGCTCCGATTAATGTAAAATCAGTATTTCCTGTTGTTGTTATTTCGTATTCAGTTCCTATTACAATTTCGCCTGCCGCAAAAAATTCAGAATACGATGGCATCAACGACCCATCATGTCCCTGAACAAATCCTACTTCATTATCATATTCCAAGTCCACGACAATCTTTGGTTCAAATGCTGGATGGATTTTTAATGATGTAGCACTTGGTGGTATATATGTTGATTTAATATTTTTATATAACCTGACAAATACGGTTTCAGTACCTGATAATGGCGAAGAAAAGTCTACGGAGTTACCTGCAATAGGAATAGTATAATCTAATCCAAATCTTTGTACTACATTATCTACTATGACCATAATATCTTCATCATTTACAATATCAGATATAAAGTTAGGCATAACTTGTTCAGATGAGCCTGGCGTTATAGTAATTTGAAGTTCTTCATAGTGTGCGAATTCTTCACCGAAATTAATCATTGTGCTATCTCTAAAGATACTAATACTTTGTTGTTTACCCAGAGATATCGTAGAAACTGCTTCTTCTAATATTTGCAAGTCTGTTTTTGTTTTACTAGCAGATGATGACAAAATATCAATCACAGTAGTAAGAATTTTATTTTTATATCCGTTATACGCATTTGATAAGAATTCAGTAGCCAAGAATGGGTCATAATCGTCACGTGTGACTGCAAAGTATGCCTCTTTAATATCAACTGTATTTCTAATAAGTACACTACCTTCATTTGCGTGTCTTAGTTTATCTGTATTATCTCCCAAGTTTCTATAATTACTAACACCGTTTGGTTTTCCTACTAAACTATTTGTAGTTTCTATAATACGTACAACATGCTCATATATTGTAGAATATGGGATATCTATATTAACATATGAAAGATTATCTACATTGTATTCTAATGCTGGTTGTAATCTTTGAAATACTTCATCACCGTCATATATTACTTCATCTTTTGTACAATAATCTACATATACGTAACCAGTTAATTCACTAGTTGTATTAATTTTATTTGTCACATTATTGTATGTGTAATTGCCTATCTGTTTAATTCCATCTACATACAAATCGATGTCATTGACATTTTTTGCTTCTTGTAAAAGTTCTATTTGGGACAAGTTCTCAACATTGCCCAATTCTTGTCTTAGGTTTCTATAATCAAATGTTGATGCGGTATATAGTGTTTTATATTCTGAATTATATTTGTAAGATAAGTTATCCAGTAAGTCAATATTGAAAATGAATTCACTTTGATAATCACCTGCTTTTAGTTTAGGTTGAATATCAAGTTCTTGGTCTACTGCGAATTCTGTACCTGTTACATAATTAAATATTTTAATATCTTGTACAAACGTATTAGTACTGTCGTATGCTTTAAACTCAGGAATATCAAATTCTGTTACTGTTGCACTAGCGTCACTCAATTCAATACTGTTATCGAATTCGATAATTGGTCTTAATGCTTGTGATATTAGTGTATAATTTGCATCTGTAATCTGACTTCTAATATCGTCATAATGATACCAAGAGTTATTAGAACTCCACCAGTCTGCATTACCTTTATCAATTGTGATATAGTGTTTATTTGTTGTAGATTGTTCTGCGCCCGCAAAGAATCCAGGACTGACCCAGTAATACATTGCATAATTTATAAACTTATCTAAATCGATAGGCAGTTGCACTGTTTCTAAATCAGTTTTAAATAACCTACGATGGTCGTTAGTTAATGAACCTTTATTGAATAATGCATTGAATAAATCTTCATAAAAAACATTATCTGTTGCATTTACATTAGTGAACGTAGGTTCAAGACCATAGTTCTCACGTGCAAAAGCGTGTGCAGGAAACGACAAATAAATGTCGTTTTCATTATAGATTCCTTTTTCTTTTCGCCCAACAAATGCTTTAGTCTTTTCCATTTCTCCTTGAGAGAAAGCACGGTCAAGTGTTGTTTCAACAATTGTTTCTAGTTCACTATTTTTTAAGTGTGCTGGAAGAAAATCATAAATCTTTTTTGCCATCTTTATTCGCCTTGTAATTCAGATTGTGATAATTGCTTAATAATCGATACATCATTTGATGTAGTGACCGACATGAATATCTCATTCAGTTCACTAGAGATACTTAGCAATTTTGTAAATGTGTTTCCTGAGTATTTAGGTGTAATCACAACACTCGAAATGTAGTCGCCTAATTCTTTATGCAAATATGCCGCAAGTTCAGAAAAGTAGAATGTCGCACCGAAATCCCAGTTATCAATTGAAAAATATTCATTAACTTTGCTTGATACCATTGCTTTTGTTTCGCTATCAGTATATCCAGAACCTAATTTCTTAATTACTTTAAATACTGCTTGGTTTTCTGGTTCAGCATAAGTTCCGAATAGATACTTAAACTGTACTGGAATATAACTAATGTGGTCTGAAATTGATGCTTTACTTTCAATGCTAGCCATCGTTTGTGACAGTTCATAACTATTAGGTGCAACAGGTAACGCTCTTGTAAAGTTACTTGCTATCCAACTATTAACATTTCTGACATAATCCGATGATAATACATACACATCGACAATATTACTTGTGCTTGGGTCAATTCGTTTATCGGTGTCTGCATAATGGTCCCATCTGAAACTCATAAACACATCTTTAGAAAATGATATGCCTTCCACAACTCTATATGTAACACCAGAAGTTGTCATAGAACCATCAGCATTAATTGTTTTCTGTGTTAACAATAACCAACCATCGCCTAATCTTATATACCATTCTGTATTAGTTGTGTTATACCACAACGTAGCAGTCAATGGAAGAGAAATATCCGGTAATGAGCCTGCTCCAGGAGTTGCAAAAGCAATACGGGATGCACGTTCATATACTATATTGTTTTCTGAGAATTCTTCTAACACCATACTATTATTATTAGTAATGTCAAGCATCGCATATGGGTAGTTATTTACATTAAATGTTAATAATTTTACTTTGGTATTGTCTACATAACCTTCTGGAGTAAGATATTGGTCATATATATAACTTGCATCTGTATCATATGTAGTTGTTTCAATCTTGTTGACAATTGATAAATCTAATGATGCTTTTACTTTAACACCGAAGCCAACAAGTGTCGTTGTCCCCGATGCATCTCCTATGTATGCATCAAGTAACGTGCCTACTCCTGGGTCAATTGTCCAGAAGACAACTTTATAATTATTGCCACCCTGACCTGTTACTGTCGTATGCTTTGCGTCAACGATTGCCTGTGTTGATGAATCTTTAAGAATTAAGTTGTCGGTAGTCAACGCAGTTGAACTAACTAAATCTAATTCTGCATATGCCCATTGCTTAAAGTATATATCGGTGTCTAAACTGTCAATTCGTGGGTCCCATGCCGGCAAAGTAAATGTATACTGATTGCCTACAACTGATACCACATATTCCCATTGTACACCTGGGTCACCTATTGCCGCTGATTGTCTGCCCGCCGGAGTGTCACCTCCCGGTAACTCATCACTATCCAAGAATGCAAAGTTCTTGTCAATTTGTTGTTGACTAAAATACGTTGTTGAAACATGACCTTTGAATCCACGTGATACTAAACCTGTATCAGTCATTGTGGTATACGATGAGTTTGCATTAGCCCAATCACCATCAGTATTAATCAAAATTTGTGTTCCGTCAGATAACGCATATTCAGTTGTGCTTGTTGTTTGTACATCATCTGCAATAGAAGATAACGATGAAATATAATCTGTAATATTATCTACTGCTAGTTCTAATTTAAATTCTGGGCTTGCTCCGATAATATTATCTGGGCTTGCAGGAGATATGATTTCTGTAGAAGTGTCGATTGGGTATTCTATTCCTTCTGGAGTTACTAACCAATGCGATGTAGATACATTTGAAACTGTTGGGTTATCATTATCTGTTGGTGCTAAATCATAAAACTTGTAGTTTGCATCTGCTCCTGTATGTTTAAATTCAGCATCAAATGTAGCACCACCTGAGCCGTCATCTGCGTAATTAGATATTGTAGTATAACCGATAGTTACATCTCCCTCAACAGTTGTAGAGGGCTGAATAGATGTTATACCTTCAGAGCCTTTGTAGTTTATTAAAACTAAATCACGTTCTGCAAGATTAGTTTCGTTATCAATCACCATAGTATTATTACTGTAGTAAAATTTAACTTGGTCACGACTTTCGAATGCAATATTTTTGCCAGGAATAGTAGCAAGGTATTCTGATTCCATGTCCCTTAGGCCTGACGTATATGTAAATGTAACTTGAATATCGGCTGAACCACCTGCTAATGCCCAGCCCCAAACACCACCCACATATGTATAGTATAGCGTAAATGTAGACACTCCATTATTAATTTGTGTTTTAATTGCAGTAATTTCACTCTCTGTAAATTTAGTTCTAAATCCTCTGATTATTGTTTTAATAGTTCCATCTTCTGGGATATATTCATTGAGAGTATATGGTGATGAAGAATCTGTTATTTTTGTCCAAATTTCTTCTCCACTTGTTGTTAACAATTTTAAATAGTCACCGTCGTATAATGTATCAGTTAGAAGTGGTGCATTTATTTGCATAGAATTCGTTGTACCAACAGTGTATGCTACATCGACATCTTCAAGTGTCACTGTTGCTGAATTTTTGTTTGTGTGATAGTATTTGTTTATTAAACTAGGGTGCTTAATTGCTTTTACTAGAACATTACGAATAAAGTTATCACTGTCGCCACTTAACTTGTTAAAACTTAAAGACATTTTAGTAATTTCATCTTCAACAAATACACTTCCGTCTGTACCAGTAACACTCAAATTTGAGTGGTGCCCAGTTATATCATCCATTTCAAAGAAACGAGAGGCACCCGCAAAAGTTGTATTAACTGCTTTAATTTTTCTAACAACATTGTTTCCTAATGTAAGAGGATACACATTGTAGTCTTGTGCGTTAACCATTCTATCTTGCGCATAATAACTTCTAGGTGCAACACGTCTTACACTTGCGTATGTCTCGCCTGCATAGTTTTCACCAAAATCTTTTGTACTTGATACAGTTAGTGACAATCTATAAGTTCTTCCGTCTGCGCCCACATATGGTATTGTAATTAGTTTCTCTTTAACGTCATCTGCATTTACTGAAAAGTTTTCATTATCAGCCTGACGATACCAAACACGATAATTGCCAAAAGCCGCGTTTCCGAAAACGCCATCAGGATAATGCAAAGATACTGCGTTGTTATCTAATGTTGTTACGTTTACGATATCACCATTGCCATTTCGCAATGAATTAAATATTGCTGTTTCTCTTGTATCATTATCAACTTTAGTCACACTAGAACTATATTCACCTAAGTTATTAATCTTTTGAACCCATACATCTGAGTTAGAAACATTATCAATGTCGATAGGTTCAACTCTGTTTGACATCTTAGTATTATATTGAAAATCTTTATATGCCAATGTTCCTGCTTTTGCAAACACAAAGAAGCCAGTTCTGTCTGATGCCGGTCCTAAATTGTCATTACGATTAATAATAGTAAAGTTTTTATTAGGATTAGGTTCTGCTTCAACAACTTTGTTATCGACAAATTCAGTACGAACAGTATCAAAAGTTCTGGAGCCACCATCAATATTTGCATTGAAGGTATACGTCACTGCTTTTGTGTTAACATCTTCGTTGATTTCATACGAATAATGTTCTACATTTGCTACAGTTAATGATGCGTTTGGATTTTGAATTTTTGTTGTCCCAGCAAAAGATGAATTAATAATATTGATAAAATCTTCATACCAATCAACATTGTTTGCATCGTTCCAATTGATAATACTACCAGCGAGAGAGTTGCCTTCATTATCGTATACGTCTTCATTTGTTGATATGCTTGTGATTTTCATAAATCCTTTTGCATTGATAGGTCGTGTCTTATTATAACCTAAAGTCTTTGCCATCTGTAGAATACTTGCTCTACGTTCTGCTAAGTCTAAGAAATTCTCACGTGTGTTCATGTCCAATCTGAACGATAAACTGTGTCCTAAGTATGCAACTAAGTCGAGGATTGCTATAAATTCCGAACTTGCAATAAAGTCATTAAATTTTTCTGGGTATGTTTGCTTCGTGTATGCTAGTAACGCCTCTCTGACTGTATCAAAGTCATACGCTTTTAAACTAACATTTGTGAATGCAGTATAGACTGCTGTCCAACTTTCACTTGCAAATAAATTGTCCACTCTGTCTTGGCTCATTTTATTCTCTCTCTAAATCTATGTTTAAATCTACCTCAGTATTTGATGGTAGAATACTAATTCTAAGTGATGCATTTACTCGGTGTCCGCTATCGCTTACTGCAATGCTTGTCAAGTTGCATCGTGGGTCATCATTGACAATATTTGTCAAATCTTCTTCTATTAACTCTGTAACTTCAGGAGTAAGTGGTTCGAATATCATATCATGTATAATTGAACCATATGTCGGCAACATTACTCTTTCGCCTTTGCGAGTCATAATGTGATTCATTAAGTCTTCAACAACCAAATCATTTCCTGTTAGAATATGATTGATTGCTTTTTTGTTCTTGGTACTAAAACCTGTAAATTTTGCCATAACCTATTCTCTCTGTAGTTATTTTCTATTAAGAGTATTTATCACTGCATAAACTTCGAAGTTTTGGAAACAGACACTTGACAAGACTATTTTTTAATGATATAATAATAAGCATAACATAGGAGAATATTGTGGCAAAAGAAGTACAACTAGAGTTATTTCCAGAACTAGCAAAAGAAAGAGATTGGCTATTTCCAAATGAATGGGCTGTCACACACGAATATACACACGAAGAAGTGCTAGATTTTGCAAACTTTCAACATTACGATGATGTAGAGATTACGAAATACTCATTTGAAACAGACCCAGAGTTATTGATTGCACAAGAAACTATTAGATTGCAAGAACTAACTATAGAAAATTTGAAAGAAAAAATAAGTTCACTTGAAGAACAATTAAAAAGCAAAGTACATCCAAACAGAATTAGATTTTAATGAAAGTAGGAATTGTTGGTTCTAGTTACAGTGTAGGTATGCACTACAACCCCGATGGTGGTGACCCATTAGCGTTGCCATTTGAGAAGTGGTTGTATGAACATACTGATGGTATAGAATTCTTTAACAGCGCATGTGCTGGTAAGGGAAGTGAATTATACCTCAACAAACTAGTCTATTTAAAAGAAAAACATGATATTGATGCAATGCTTATCGAATTTGCTTGGCATAGGTCTAGTTTAAACTTTAGAGTGATGCAGGACTCATATACTCAAATTGAAACTGAAACTGATTTATCTGTAATTGAAGACGATGTATACCGAGATAGTGCAAGTGCATGGGAGTACCTGCGTTCAATAACACAACCAATGAATGAACCAACATTTGCAGTGGGAAATGATTTTGAAACATGGAAATCTGTACAATGGAATATAACTGCTATTAAAAACTCACAACAATTTTGGGGATTACTAGACACATTACAAACAATTAATCTATGTAATATGCTAGGAGTCAAGCCAATATTATGGAGTTTTTTTGCACACTTAGAAGATTTCCCAAGTTTTGAAAATCTAAAATCTAAAACTGAATGGATTCAGTTTGATAATAAAAGCAATGCAACTGCGTACTATACAAATAAATATAGTAAGGAAGCAATACTATGCGACCATACACATTTTAATGATGAAACAAATAATGAAATGATTAGAGATTTCATTGCACCGAAGTTAACTACAATAAAGGAACAATTATGCCTAACCTAGTCCCAATGGTCATTGACCAATCAGCAAATGGAGAGAGAAGTTATGATATCTTTTCACGTTTACTAAAAGAACGAGTTATATTTTTAACAAGTGAAGTCAATGATTACCAAGCAGACTTGATTTGCGCTCAACTATTATTTTTAGAAGCAGAAAATCCAGACAAAGATATTCATTTCTATATCAATTCACCAGGAGGTGTAGTAACTTCTGGTATGGCAATTTATGATACAATGCAATTCATTAAACCAGATGTAGCAACAACTATAATGGGACAAGCATGTAGCATGGGTAGCCTGTTAGCACAAGCAGGCGCAAAAGGGAAACGATATGCATTACCGAATGCAAGACACATGATACATCAACCAAGTGGAGGTGCAGGTGGTCAAGCAACTGACATGCAAATTCAAGTTGATGAGATTATGAAGATGAAGAAGAACTTAACTGAAATTTATGTCAAGCACAACTCTAAACGAAAAACATTCAAACAATTAACAGAAGACATGGAACGTGATAAGTTTATGAGTGCTGAGGAATCACTTGAATACGGACTTATTGATAAGATTTTGACAGAAAGACCTGTTTAAAATCCAGGAACGTAACTAAACATCTTAGCAGTTTTAATTCTCATAACGGCGGCTTGTTCATCAACTCTGCCGTTATTTGCTTTTATATCTGCTTGAATTTCATCTGTTACATTAAACCAATCTTCTGCGTTAATCAAGTCCATAACTGAACTATTTTCAATTTTTGAAATACCTAGATTAAAGAAATAATACAACATAGCATCATACTGTGGTTGTGCAAATCTAACATAATGTACATATTTTTCTAGTATATTTCCAATGTTTCTTAGTTGTTTTTCTAAAATAAATGCCGCGGCATCTTTAGTTATTTTGTTTTGTGATATATCTATTCGTGTTGATGCAACTGTAATATAACCATATTTTAACTCAGTTTCAGAAATCTTATAGTTATATCCGATAATATTATCATCTGTTTTTGTTAATATTGGTGCGTTGTCTTCAATGATTGCATCTTTACTTAGTGATGAAAAAGTAAGGTCCTCCAGTCTTTCTGTACTAACTTTTATATGAGAAAGTATATATGTAGGTTTATTGTTATCATCGTATCCGGTACCTAAGTAGGTACCATACGGCGTTATCACATGCAACGGTAGTTGAATGTAATTTAACAACGAGCCTTTCTTCTTATCAAAAATCATTTATTATCCTTACTTTTTTATCTTTTGTTCGGTGTACTCTACGTGCATTCTAACAATAGGGTCAAACTTCTTTAATTTCATCTTCTCTGGATGGAGACGTTTATTTTTCGTACACGTATAAAAATGTGCCGATACTGTTGATTGCATTCTTATTTTTTCTCTCATATATTCCTTTAACTTAATTTTCTTTTAATCCACAACACTAAAGCATATACTACTAATGCATAAACTGTTGCTATCCCTACGTCTACCAAATGCTCACGCATATGATAGATGAATTCTATGCCCGCTTGGACATCGCCTTCTGGTCCTGTACTTTCGACTATTACTGTTTTAGAAAAGTCTCCACCTACATCACCTACTGTTTGTTCCATCTCCATTACTCTCTCCTTTGATATTTATTATACCATAATATTTGTTAACCAACTAGGTGAATTTCTTAATCGTCCACCTGCACCCCATCTGTTTGCTCCCGATGATGCTGTTGTAACACCAAGTGCGATATCAACATGGAATGTATTACCAGACATATATCCTGGGCCAGCGCCAATACTCTTAGCACCTGCACTTTTTGCCGCTTCACAGAACGCAATAATTATTGCCAAGTCTGCTCTTTTGTTTACACTCAAACGATTTCCATTACTGTATAATGCAACATCTGCCGCATAACCACCATCATGTCTAGTAGACCCTGTTCTTCTCGTTCCTTGACCTTTAATATCTTGACCACCACTTGTAATTACAGCATCAACGCCTGATGCTTTTGCGGCTGTATCTAATATACTCATCAATTCAGCCTGAATTGCTTTGTTTCTAGTTTTACCTGCCGAACCAATCTCATAACCATAAGTTACTACACCAGTACCCTGACCTACTGCGCCAGGAGGAATATTACTTGTAATCGACTCTTGGTTCGCGGCACCGCTGGCACCTCCTGAACTTGATGGGTTAGGAGCAATGCTACCTGCTGGTGAATGAGGATTTGGTGTCCCGGCTTCTGTTTGGGCCGTCCTTAGATAAGGTTCATGTGTGATTACTTTAGGAATAATAGAATCTTGTATTTGTGTATTCTGCCCATCTTGCATATCATCTCTTGCTTCTCTTTTAATTAATTGAGAAATTGAAGCCTGAGGACCATTTAAATGCATAAGACCACCAGTTGACGCATACATGTTTTGCCCCACATTCATATGTAATGAACCTTTTGATTGCAAGAACGATGAACCTTCACTAAGAATATGTATTTGGTCATCTGAATTTAACAATGTGTTGCTCTTGCTGTGTATGTTTATTTTATCGCCTGCTTCTAGGTTAATATTCTTATCAGCACGTACATTAAAATCTTTCTCTGTTCTTACGGACATTGAGCCTTTTGCGTATACCATTACTTCACCAGAAGCACCAATTTCTAACCACCCAGTACCGCTACTATTGATTACATATATGAAATCATTGGTTCCGTCAAGCACCACACTTGCACCAGTACCAGTTGTCATTCTAATTTGATTTGGATGAATTGTGCCGTCATCACCTACACTGCCATCGTCAAACGTCAATGCAGAACCTCCAGGTGTTTTTATACCTGTAACTTTATTCTCTTGTGGTGTCTCGTAGTTCGCATCTCTGTGTGGGGAAGCAGTAGACTTGCCTCTTCTATCATCTGTGTATATTCCCTGTTCTGCGGTGTTAGTATTGAAATTACTGTTTGCTAACTTATCTTTGTCTGCATAACTGTCACCTATAGATGGTGGTGTTTCTTTTGCTGAAGACAATCCAACAAATGCACCCGAACCAAGCCCCGTACCGTCATCTAGTGCTTCTCCAGAAGCGGCACCGCCTGCTACAACATCGGGTATTTCTTGTGCTACAGCAAACCAGTAACCCTTATTAATATCTCCACCGTCTGCGAAGAAGACTAATATAGTAACATTGTCTCCGTTAGGTACTCCAAAAAATCCGTAGTTTCCGCCTTCGCCTGAACCACCGAATGGGCTTGCATAATCAAAGAATTGTGGGTCTTCAGGATTGCCACCCAATGCAGGAATGTAAGCGGCTAATCTACCTCTACCTTCAGGGTCAATATATGTTTCACCAGTTTTTGGATTAGTAAGAACAGTAACAGCCTGATAAATGCCTTTTCCTAACAACTCAATTATCGGTTGTTCTGAATGTTTTCCTGCGGAATCTATTGCTTTTGTTAATCTGGATTTATTTAACATGAATTACCTCTTAATATAAAATCTATCTGATTGAATCTCTATGACTAGACCTTCACTTGTTTGTGCTTTTGCATTTTCATTTGCTGTTTGTGGTGGGACTCCAACCTCAACATCTGGGAATAGTGTTGCAATATCAGTCTTTAATTTATCATAATCTCCCATACTTACAGGATATGAATCTGCGCCATCGCTTGAATTGAATCCAAAATATGCCGATGGATTAGTAATAGTTTGTGTTGTACCATTTGCGTCAATATATGTGATATCAGGAATATTATCAAAATCTCTAATTTGATATTGATATCCATCTTCTTCGGTTACCGTTATAAATGGCACATTATCAGTATGTGTCATCATACCTTCATATATTTTATGTGCTTGTTGATACTGTTCAATTTGATTAGACGATACAGGCAAATTGCTATCTGCTAATTGAGATGGTAATATGACATTATGTGTATCAATTACTGCATCATCTTGGCCTGCTACATGTCCATTCCAAGTTGTCTGTGCATCGTTGTCTGATGGGTCGTGCTGAACAATTACAGATATTTCTTCGACATCTACACTACCGCTATCATTCAATGGTATTGTATTTGCCGCTTCTGTAATAATAGTAGGCTTTGCTCCATCGCCTTTATCTATACTTGCGACGGTTGATACTTTTGAAGATTCCATACCATGCTGAATTGCTGACATTTCTGATTGTACTTCAATTAATCTTTCTGTATCTCTATCTCTGCCCCACCAATTAAAATAAGTACCATCTAAGTCTTGTTTAAGTTCAGACTCTTCAACCTTCAAGTCCATCAATCTTTGTTCGTATTCACGTGTCTTTACAGAAGTATTCAAGTCACCTCTAAATCCAGTATTCACTGCTTCGTCTAGTGTTATTATGCCCTGTTCTAATTGTTTAATTCTAGTATATTGTATCTCAGTTAAGTCATCCAATGTCTCTGAACCACGCATAATATCATTAATTTCGTTCTGTATTGTTTCTCTTGCTTTTAATTCTTTTGCAGTATATGTTCCGGCTTCGACTTCTGGTAAATATAATGTTCTTCCTTGTGCTAAAACTGATGGAGGATAAACACCTTCGGGTATAATAATCTTCTTGTTATCAGTATCAAGTGATGTTTCTGCGTTTACTACTTCAACCGCAGGGTCACTCATTAGTGGAACGTAACCATCATTTAACAATCTTGCTGGTACTCCTCCCCAATCTGGGTACTCAACCGGTGTTATTATTTCATCCTGTACTGTTTCATCATTATGAAACCCTAAATCTTCTAGTGACGTATCTGTTGGTAATACAAATGCTTTACTCTGTGATTCTATTGTTTCATCAAACTCATCGACTAGTGATTGGTCAACTCCAGTAATATTAAGAGTTGTACCATATGCATCGTTTAATATCGAAACTACTTCAGGCGACATAGTAATATCTCCGTCTGCAATTTGTTGATTTATTTGCGCCTCTGCCTCAGATGCATCACCGTATATACGTTTTATATCATTTCGTGTTGTTTGCATAGCAGTACACGCCGCCCTTTCACCTACTTTGCAAAGGCCATCTAGTTGACCCATAGTAAATGCTAATTGTTTGGCATCGGCCGCCGATGCACCATTTCCATTACCATCTATAGAAGCATTAACAAATACACCCGTTGCGTTCATGTTTGCAATATTCATAGATGTATAAGCCTCATCTGAATCTACTACGTTCAGTGTTTCAGTTTCAGTAGTTGTGCTATTTTCAACAATAACTCCGTTTTCAGTTCTTATAGTACTTTCTGTGTGTGTTATTGTGACCTCGCCTCGATTGCCTGCACCTGTAGGTTCTGCAATTGCATTGTAATCATCTTTTTCTTCGTCTGTCTCACCACCTAGCACCATACCAGCAGTATTTAAATATGCTCTTCCAGGATAATGTCCGAATGCAGTAGTATAGTTTGTTTGAACTTTTGTTGGTTCTTCTATTTCACCACCAATAAGATAGTTCATGTCATCAAATTGTTCAGCGGCTGTAAACTTAGATAATTCTAAATTCTGTGTAAATTGACCACCACTAAATTGCGAAGTTATATTATTAACTGTATATAAACTAGATACAAATTGAGACAATATAGGATTACCAAATTCGTCAGTACCTTCAGTAACATCTGACCTTACGATACACCCGTTGATTCCATTTAATGATGTTAAAATTTGTAGTTCGGTATCTGTGCCTTGTTCTCCAAAATGTTCTTTGATTTTTGCAGGTTTGCCGATATATCCTTCAATCCAATAAGGGTCACCTTTAATAGTCATGTCTGCATTAATCATACTAGTACTCATGCCAATCCTTGACTCATAATATTTTTCTCTTGCAATTTCTACACTTTCTATATCTGTAGATTTTATGACTGACAGTTTTCTTGGGTCAGCATATGCTTTTGTTATTCTATTGAATACTACTGGGTTGTTTAATTGTGTTGCTAGAATAGAATTAAATGTTGATGTTTCTAATTTAGATATAACATCATTATCTATATCCTCAACTAATAAAATAGGATTACTAGAAGTAGCACGTCTGACTACGCCAGCAGTCGCTAAGTTCCTATCTGCAACATCCAATGGAGTATTACCACTAAGTTGAGTTGCTATTACATCTTGGTACACTTGGTCTACTTCTGCGAGTAACTGGCGTTCTCTCTGCCTTGCTGAAGATTCTTCCGCTTGAATTCTATCTAATGTATTATGTAATTCTGTTAATCTTTCTTTTCTTTCAGGCGTAAATACTGCTTCTTCGCCTTGAGCAAATAACTGAAGTTTTTCATCACCGTTTCTAGTTGCTAATACGTCTCCTGCTTCTTTCAGCGTCATGCCTTGTGACGATGCCCACTGTGCAGTCATGTCATCAGTTAATGCCATAATTTCATCACTCACTTGGTCAACTTGACCTTGAATGCCTGTTTGTATTTCAACTGCTTGATTATACTCTTGTTCTATGTCATTAATGATTTGTATATTACTATCGTCTATTGCAATTCTGGCACCTGAACCTTGCTTTACAAATGCTTCATACATAAATGCATCCGCTGGTTGGACATATAGTTTTGTTAATTTGTTATTCATAGAAATATTAAAATCAAGTATTTGGTCATTCTTACCAGTATACTGATAATTATAAATCTTGTTAACATGATTTTTACTAAAATAATCTATAACTTGTTGTTTGTTTTTTGTATACTTGTTAACTTGGTCTAGTTTGTTTTGTACTACTTCTCTGTAATCATACGAAAAGAAATACTCAACATCATATGCATATGACCCAGAAACAGAGTTCCACCCATTTTGCTTTGGAATCAAATGTGGTGTAATTTTAAAACATTTTGTAAACTCTGCTTGTTCTTTTATAAGTTCATCTTTTACTAAATTAGATTTGATAGTAATATCTTGTAGAATATTATATATTCCCATTCCAGGAGAAACTGTTCCTATCTGTTC